AACTTGCACAAGATCTTAAAGCCATTCATGGCTTAGATGCTGAGACAGAATTGGCAAATATCTTGTCAACTGAAATCTTAGCTGAGATCAACAGAGAAGTTATCAGAACTGTTAACTCACAAGCTAAAATCGGAGCACTACAGGCAAATACAGCTATTAACGGTATCTTCAACGTACAGACAGATGCTGATGGTAGATGGTCAGTAGAAAAATTCAAAGGGTTAATCCTTCAAATCGAAAGAGAAGCTAACGTAATTGCAAAAGAGACACGTAGGGGTAAAGGTAACTTTATGATCTGCTCATCTGACACTGCATCTGCATTAGCAGCTTCCGGTATGTTAGACTACACTCCTGCAATGTCAACTAACCTACAGGTAGATGACACAGGTAACACATTCGCTGGTGTATTAAACGGCAGAATGAGAGTCTACATTGACCCATATTCAACAACAGATTATATTACAGTAGGTTACAAAGGCTCAAATCCATATGATGCCGGTGTATTCTATTGTCCTTATGTACCATTAACAATGGTCAGAGCTGTTGGTGAAGAGACATTCCAACCAAAAATTGGTTTCAAAACCAGATATGGTATGGTCTCAAACCCATTCGTAGGTAGCACACCTGCTGATGGACTAGCAACAGCTAGAACTAACCAGTACTATAGAAGTTTCAGAGTTGACAACATTCTAGGTGCATAAACCTTAATGGTTAAAAGTTAAGAGAGGAGTTTCGGCTCCTCTTTTTTCGTATAAATAGAATCATGGCATTAACTAATAACTTCAATTATCTACAACCGACCGGCTTTAAGCTGGTTATTGATAGAACTAACTATCCAAATCTAGAATTTTTTATTCAAGATTTTACTCATGCTGGTGTGATCATGAACACCGCAGATTTACAATATAAGAAAATAGCAGCAATACCTTTTATAGGTGATAAGTTAACATACAACGAAATGCTGGCTAACATCATATTAGACGAAGATATGAAATCTTATAGAGAGATGCATACTTGGATGAGAAGAATACTAGATCAGGATATGACTACTCCGGTAGATAGATTTAAAGCAAGAGTTCAACAACCTCCTGCTACATCCGACATTACTTTATCTATTCTATCGAGTTCTAATAATCCAGTCGTAAGAATTGTTTATAGAGATTGTATACCTGTTGCTTTAACAGACATACAGTTTCAAGCCACATCTGGCGGTGAATCGTTTCTTACATTTGGAGCATCATTTAGATTTACATACTTTGATATACTACATAAAACTGCTACAGGTGCAATGGTCGATTCAGATTCATTCTCTGTAACTGGCAGGTTAACTAGTTAATATATAATACTATTGGAGAGATTATGATTGATTTGAAACAGATCCACAACATGTGGGCAGAAGACTGCACTATTAACAATACACAATTAGATGAAACATCTAAACAAACCCCAGCATTACATTCAAAATATTTACAGTATTGGTCAACCGCTAAGCTAGAACTAAAACGTGCAGAGTTTGAGCAGAAAAAAGTTTTAAAAGACAAGTGGTTATATTATAATGGAAAGATGGATCAAAAAACTTTAGAAGAAAAAGGTTGGAATCCAGATCCGTTTGACGGATTAAAAGTTTTAAAAGGTGAAATGGATTACTATTACGAAAGTGATCCTGAAATACAAAAGACTGAAGAAAGAATTCAATATTGGAAAACTGTAAATGATACATTAACAGAGATAATAGACAATTTAAAATGGCGACATCAAACAATATCGAACATAATCAAATGGAAACAATTCGAGTCAGGAAATTAAATCATTCAACTATCCACTTAATGTGTGATAGATCGGTGAGCACCGAATTAAGAGAGTTCTTTTCTTTCTTTGTACCCGGTTATAGATTCATGCCTGCATATCGTAATAGAATATGGGATGGAAAAATAAGGTTATTCAATCAAACTACAGGTGAAATTCCTGCAGGTTTGTTTCCACAAATTTTAGCATTCGCTGAATCACGTGAATACGAACTTGAAATAGATGATTCTGAATATGGAAATCCTAATGAAGGTAATACCATAAACGCAGATTTCATGATGAAGTTTATAGAAGCATTGAAGCTTCCATTTAAAATCAGAGACTATCAGTTTGATGCAGTTTGTCATGGCATGCAAAGAAAGAATGCTATACTGCTTTCTCCAACAGGTTCTGGCAAGTCACTTATAATATACGTGTTAATGCGTTATCTTTTATCATCATTTGAAGATAAAAACATTCTAGTTATTGTACCGACTACTTCGTTAGTTGAACAGATGTATAATGATTTTAAAACATATGGCTATAACGTAGAAGCACATTGCCATAGAATATATTCAGGTAAAGATAAGAATACAAGTAAAAAAGTTATTATAAGCACCTGGCAGTCGATATATAAATTTCCTCAAGCGTGGTTTGAAAGATTCGGATCAGTGTTTGGTGATGAGTGTCATGGATTTAAATCAAGATCATTGACATCAATAATGAACAAGTGCACTGAAGCGGAATATAGGTTTGGTACAACAGGTACATTAGATGGTGCACAAACACATGAACTTGTTTTACAAGGATTGTTTGGTAAGATACACAGGGTAACGAGCACTAGACAATTGCAAGACACAAACACATGAACTTGTTTTACAAGGATTGTTTGGTAAGATACACAGGGTAACGAGCACTAGACAATTGCAAGATGATGATACACTTGCTAAATTAGAAATACGCAGGATAGTGTTACTGCATAAAGAAGAAATAAGAAAAACATTCGGTAAACAAACATACCAAGATGAATTACAATATGTAGTATCACATAAATCAAGGAATGCATTCATACGTAACCTCACTCTCGATTTAGAAGGTAACACATTAGTATTATACAATTATGTTGATAAACATGGGAAACCTCTGCATACATTAATAAAAGAAAAAGCAGAAGAAGGGCGCAAGATATTTTTTGTGTCAGGTAATACTGCAGCTACAGACAGAGAAGCTATAAGAGCTATAGTTGAAAAACAAAAGAATTCTGTTATAGTAGCATCACTCGGCACCTTTAGCACAGGTATAAATATTAGGAATCTTCATAATATTGTATTTGCATCTCCATCGAAATCACAGATAAGAGTTTTGCAAAGTATTGGAAGAGGATTGAGAAAAACCGATGACGGTAGGTCTACTACACTATATGATATAGTGGATGACATAAGTTGGAAGTCACGTAAAAATTATGGAATATTGCACGCAGATGAAAGACTTAGGATTTACGGTAGAGAAAAATTTACACATAAAACATACAGAGTAGAACTATGAGTAAGAATGTAAAGCAATTTAAATTAACTAATAATGATGAAATAGTCTGTGAAGTCGCAGCATGGCATGATGAAGAAACTGATGAAATAGTAATAAAGAAAGCACTTAAAATAGTAAGTGTAGAAGATTACACTCGTGGTATAAGATTCTTTGCTTTAAGACCTTGGATAGCTTTTCAAGATAATCCAGAAGAATTACAGTCATTGAATTCTACTCACATCATTGTAACATCTTCACCCACTAAATCTATGTTAAAATATTATAATACATGCCTAACGGCAATAAAACAAGATCTTAAAAAACCAGGTGTACCTCGCAAGGGTGTATGGGCAAATTTAGATGAAGTAAATCATGAGACTCGTGACTTATCTGATGAAGAGCTTGATGATTACCTTACTAGTAAATATGGTAGCATGATAGAAGATGATCACTTAGATTCAGCTGACAATAACATAATTAAATTTAAGCCGAAAGACACCATGCACTAGGGTATATCCCCTCTTCCTCAGATATACTATCTTATTATACCATATTTTTCAGCAAATGTACAACGTTATTTTACAATAATAACAGTTATTTTTGCTTCTTAAAAGAAAAAAAAGTATTGTACATTTACGTAAAACTAGTGTATAATAGTACTATAAAATAAAGGATTAACTATGGCACGCAGAAAAAGCATACACTATGTCAATAACGCGCAGTTTTCACAAGCAGTAGTTGACTATGTCGGACATTTAGAAGAATGTAGAAGAGATGAAACAACTTTACCAAAAGTTCCTGACTACATAGCACAATGTTTCTTAAGGATAGCCGAAGGGTTATCGCATAAAGCAAACTTCATAAGATATACTTATAGAGAAGAAATGGTTATGGATGCAGTTGAAAATTGTTTAAAAGCTGTATCAAACTATAACCTTGAAGCTGCAACAAGAACTGGTAAACCAAATGCATTTGCTTACTTTACACAGATAACTTGGTTTGCTTTCTTAAGAAGAATAACAAAAGAAAAGAAACAACAAGAAATTAAAATGAAATACTTAACTAAATCTGGTGTTGAGAGTTTTATTGACACAGGTTCTGAAAGAGTTGCTGTTGATGTTGCATCACACTTTGTTGATACATTACGTGATAGAATACAAAGAGTAAGAAACACAGACACTGAAGTTAAAGAATTAGTTAAGAAGGAAAAGAAGAAAAGAAAGAGCAAAATTGCTGATTCAGATTTAAGTGAGTTTATGACATGAAGATAGCGGTACTTAATGATACACATACCGGCATACGAAACTCATCAGAAATATTTTTAAATAACGCAGAAGATTTTTATAATAACATATTCTTTCCAGAATGTGATAAACAAGGTATAACACAAATACTACATCTTGGTGATTATTACGATCACCGTAAGTTTGTTAACTTTAAAGCTCTCAATCATAATCGTAGAATATTTTTAGATCAATTGCGTAAACGCGGTATGTCTATGGATATTATTCCTGGAAATCATGATACGTTCTATAAGAATACAAACGAACTTAATTCTTTAAAAGAATGTTTAGGCCATTATATGAATGAAGTCCATATTGTTATGGAACCTACTGTAATGGAATATGATTCATTAAAGATAGGATTAGTCCCGTGGATATGTCAAGAAAATTATACACAATGCATGAACTTTATAAAAGATTGTAAAGCAGATTGGTTAGGTGCTCATCTTGAATTAAATGGTTTTGAAATGATGAGAGGATTAAAGAACACTCATGGTATGGACCCTAAATTATTTTCAAGATTTGAAATGGTATTAAGTGGTCACTATCATTGTGCATCACAAAAAGACAATATCTGGTATCTCGGTTCACAAATGGAATTCTTTTGGTCTGATGCTCATGATCCTAAGTACTTTCATATAATAGATACTGAAACAAGAAAAATAGAGAAGATAAGAAATAATCACACTTTATTTGAAAAAGTCCTTTACAATGATGAAGAAATAGATTATAATAATTATAATAAAGATTTTACAAATAAATTTGTAAAAGTTATTGTTATGAATAAAACCGATCCTTTTACGTTTGATAGGTTTATTGATAATATTCAAAACCAAAAGGTTTATGAATTAAAGATAGCAGAAAACTTTAATGAATTTATTGGTGCTAATGTAGATGATGAAAGCATGAATTTTGAAGACACTACCGAGATAGTTGATACTTATATAGACGCTGTAGACACCGACTTAGATAAGAATAAAATAAAAGCTGAAATGAGACAATTGATGACTGAGGCCCAGGCTCTAGAAATAGCATGATAGTATTTAAGACCCTTCGATATAAAAACTTTCTATCTTCAGGTAATACGTTTACTGATGTAG